TGGGCCTGTTCGGTTATACTGTCGGTCAACGACGCGTGGTCATTCTGCACCCCTCCCGCAGAGGCCGAGTGGCAAGGCTGGGCGATAGGGCTGTTGCGTGCCTCCCCATTTACGCAGCAAATTATTCCCGACCCATACCAGTTCTCGGATTGGCGTGAGTGGGGAATGCGTGTATATCCGATGCTCGAAGGTACAAGCTCATGAACTACATCCCCGGCTTCAGTAACTATTTGGAAGCGACCGTACCTGAGTACGGGCCTGCTGCCACCACGCCTGCTGCCACCACGCCTGCTGCCACTACGCCCGCTGCCACCACGCCTTACACCCTGAGCGGATTGACCCCAGAGGCTTTGGCGGGGTTGTACGCGTTATCCTCATCGGGTAACTTTAACCAAGGCAACTATGGTTCCGACTTCGGTAGCCTAGACAACGTATACGGCATGAACTTCGGTTCTGATTTTGGCAGCGGTGGAAGCGGAGGCAGCCTATTCAAAGTCAATCCCTACCTGCAAACTTTTGCCGCACCGAAGTCAGATAAAGGCAACTCGACTGCCTACGGCGGGGGCATAGAGGTTAAATCGCCAACCCAAACATTCCGCCTCCTCGATAAAAACACTGGTCAAGTGGTGTACGAGGGTGTTGGGTACGAGGGCGCGCAGGAGGCCATAAATCGCGCCAGCGCGCTTACAGCCGAACAAGGCGCAAAAGCGCAGTGGCAGATACAGACGCCGAACTCGCAGCAAGAGAGCGGCTACAGCGTCGTCGCTAACGAAAAGCGGAGCCAGAGCACGCTCGGCGATATAGCCAGTGTCGCGCTACCAATCGGTATGGCCATATTGACCGGCGGCATGAGCTTACCGGCACAGATGGCCGCTGCGGGTATAGCAGGCGCAGCGGGCGCGGGCTTGGCCGGTAAAAACCCCGCCAAAGCAGGTTTAATCAGCGCGGCAACCGCAGGTATAATGGGTGGATCTGGTGCTAACGATGCCATCGGTCGCGCAGTAGGCAACATTGGCGGCGCTCTGGCGGCTAAAACAACCGAAGAAGTAGCAAAAAAAGCCGCAGAAAAAGCCACAGAGCAGATTGTTGTCACCGCCCTTTCGAAAGCGGCGCAGGGTGCGGGAAATGCGATAGGAAACACTTTACTGTCTGAGGGTGTCAAAAGTGGGTTAGGCAGCGTAACCGGCTTCAAGACGCCAGCCGAGAAGTTTGCGGAACAGCCGTTGCCAAACACGACTGCACCGGCTGCCGATATGTACGCCGGTCTCGATCCGATGGTTGTTTCGGGGTTGAGTAAGTCTGCCCGAGGCGCGGTTAACGCCATAGGCAACACTGTGGGCAACGCCGCGCTATCTGAAGTGGCGAAAGGCCCCCTCAGTGAAGTCGCGTCGGCGGAGCAACCCAAAACGGCGGAAGAAATCGAGGCCGAAAAGAACCCGATAGTCGTTAAGGCGTACCGCCCGATAAACCCCGTTGGTGGTTTCGACCCTACGGCTGTCGTCAAAGATATGACTGATCTAGGTAAATCGGTGTCTGCGGGATTACCCGCGCTCACTGAACTGGCTATGGACCCAACGCTGTCAGAGCCTGCGACCGAAGATATTGTCGTGACCGGAACTAAGGCTGTACCGAAAACCGTCGTCCCTGATGTGTTAACGGCTGTCGCCCCAATCCTTCCACAACTCGTCACGCCTAAAGTGCCAGCGCCCGACCCAGCGCTGACGAAAAAACCACTCGGTGTCGAAGATTATTTGGGCATCGCGGGTAAGGCCGTTGGCTTAGTCGGCAACCTCACCGGCGGTAGCGGCGGCAGCGGTAGCGGTACTTCAGGCACGTACACTCCCGGCGGCTGGGGCTTGAACCCAATCTTCTCAGCCAAACTGCCCGCAGCGGGCGGCCTCGGCAATATCGGCGCGACCCGCACGGCGAGCGCACTGGGTGACGTAGACTGGCTGACTTACGGCACACGGCCTGAGCTTAAATTCTTCGACTACGCAACGTCGCCAGCCAACCCTGCGCCTGTCACATCACCCGTGCCCGGCAACCCCGCTGGGCCTATTATGGGTGGGGACACAGTTCGCCATTCTGAAGAGGGCATTCCGCTTTGGATGCAACTCGGCCTGCCTAACCCGAACGCGCCTGTCACGCAGCCCGGAGCCGCCGGACAGATCATGGAAGAGCGCGATCCTACGGCCATGGCCAAGGGCGGCGCATTCGCTGCAAAGCGCGGTGGCCGGTCACAACGCACTGAATTTGCAGTCAACGGCCCCGGCACTGGGCGCAGCGACGACATCCCTGCGGTGCTGTCCGACGGCGAGTATGTGATCGACGCCGAGACTGTCGCCCTACTGGGTGACGGATCGAGCAAGGCTGGCGCGAAGAAGCTGGACGAGCTTCGCGTTAAAGTTCGCAAACACAAGGGCAAGAAGTTGGCAAAGGGCCGTTTTAGTGCTAACGCCAAGAAGCCCGAAGCATATCTGTCTGGAGGACGTATTTAATGGCTGTCAGTTCATTTCTAGCCGAAGGGGCCGAAATCCCGCAAGGCTCGGCCCTCACGGACGTAACCAAACAGACGGTGATGCCTGAGTGGTACACCAACTATGCGATGGATATACTTTCGGGCCAGAAGGCTTTAGCCAGCCGTCCGTACCAAACCGCACCGATGCCACGCATCGCGGGCTTCACGCCAACACAAGAGAAGTCCTTCGGCATGACCGAGACTGCGGCCGGTGCATACCAGCCGATGCTCGACCAAGCCACGCAGGCCGCGCAGGCCGCCGCAAACGCGCCGGGCGCGCTCAACGTAGCGCAGCCGTACCTGACGCAGGCGGGCCAGACATCCGTGTCGAACATCGGTTCGTACATGAACCCGTACAACGAGGCCGTCACCAAACGCATTGCCGAAATGGGCACACGCAATCTTACCGAAAGCATTATGCCTGAGATTGAGGGACGGTACATCCAAGCCGGTCAGCTCGGCTTCGGCGGACGCGGTGGCACGGGCACGCCGTCGGGCATGATGACCGACACCTCACGCGCCGTTCGTGACGTCAGCGCCGACATCCTCGCTCAACAGGCGAAGGCTCTTCAGTCTGGCTACTCTGAGGCCGCTGGCCTTGCAGGCACCGACCTCACCCGCTTTGGCAACCTTGCGAACACGGCTGGCAATATGGCACAGACGCAGCAGCAACAGCAGCTCGCCGCCTCTGGCGCTCTGTCCTCACTCGGCGAGCAGGCGCAGACACTCGGCCTCACCGGCGCGGGCGCACTGGGTAATATCGGCGCGCTGCAACAGCAGCAGGGCCAGAAGAACCTCGACGTGGCCTACGGCGACTTCTTGCGTCAGCAGGGTTACGAGCAGGAGCAGATTGACCAGATGGTGAAAACTATGTCTGGCGTCAGCTCCGCCATCCCGACTGCGACGCAAGAGTATGGCATCTCGCCGTCCGGCGTCAAACAGGAATACCCAGCCAGCACGGCGTCGAATGTCGCCGCTGGCCTGTCTGGCGGGGCGGCTCTTATTAAGGAATTGAAGGAGGCGGGCGTCTTCAAATGACTGTGACAAATCCGCCCCTCGCGCCGTGGCAGATAGAACACATTCGTAAGATGCAAGAAGAATTGGGTTTGCCGCAAACGGCACCTGACACAGAGGAAGTTACGATGGACGAAGAACTGAACGGCCAACCCTCCGCAGGTACTGGCGATGTGGCAGGCGGATTGTCGGTGTACGGCGACGCTGAAGTCAAGGCGGCCATGGCTGAGGAGAAAAAACTCGCGGGCGAGCGCGAGGCGTATTACGACAAGATCGCCAAGGCACTTGAAGAGAAGCGCTACGGTCCGTCGTTCAGCGAGCGCATGTACCAACTGTCGGCGGCGTTTGCCGCACCAACAAGCACGCGCGGCTTCAGCGGCGTCATGGGCAACATCATGCCCGTCTTGGCGGCACAGCAGAAGGCCCAGCGCGAGGGTGAGATTAGCCGCCGTGAGGCGCTTGAGCAGTTGGAGGCAAACCGCCTCACCAACCGGTTGGGCCTCGCTAGGCAGGACACGCAGACGAAGATCGCCCTCGCAAAACTAGGTAAACAAGCCCCTGTTAGGGGCGTTGCTGTCGGCGACACGTTGCGTAACCCGTTCACGAATGAGGTTATAGGCGCAGAGTACAACCGCGTGCCAAAGCCTGATTATTACAAAGCTCTTGAAGCCGCCCCGACACCGGAAAACTTACAAGCCGCAGTGGCGTATTATCCGACGTTTGCGGTGCAACTCAAGGCAGCTTACGACCGTGGCTTAAAGAATAAAGGACGTTAAATGCAAACGCTTAATCCTGCGGACTTTTTAGACACGCAAGCGACACCGAAGGCGTCGAAAGCTGCGTCCGAAGCAATCATATCCGCCGCCGACGCGGCCTACGCCTCGCGCAAAGCGAAGGCCGATGCGATACGAGCTGAGGCGGACGCCGCTGCCGCACAGGCTGGTTTGACCACAAAGCAAAAAGAAGCCACGTTAAACCTTACGCCGGGCCAGAAGAAAGCCGACGAGACGTACGCCGCCGACTTCAACGCGTGGATCGTTAACGGCGAGTACGCAAACGTAGTGCAAGACCTTAAAACCTTAAGCTCCGTGATTAAGACACTTCGCAGCGGAAAAACACTTTCGGGGAATATCGTTGGCCGCTTGCCAGATTTCCTCCAAAAGGCGCTCTACGGCGACGACCCCAAGGCCATCAAGGACGCGATTGACCAGCTTACGGTATCGTCGCTCCGCACAATTCTCGGTTCGCAGTTCACCGAGAAAGAAGGCGCGCGCATTCAAGCCCAAAGTTACGACATAACTTCGGGCGAGGAGACCAACGTCGGTAAGATAGAGAAAAGCATAAACGAGTTGTTGGGCCGTGCGATGGCCAAACAGGCTGCGGCTGAGTATTTTTCAAAAAACGGGACGCTCGCTGGCTACACTGGCGAAAACCCACTCGCCCTTGGGGCTTGGGACAACACAAAAGTTGAGCGCGCCAAGAAGGACTTCGGTTTAGTTTTCGGTGAAGAGAAGGCCAAAAGCCCGTTCGAAATCATCGAGGAACTCAAGCCTACGACCGAAACACGGGCTGGCGCGAGTGAGACCTATGTGTCGGCTGAAGCCAAGCGCCTTGCGGCCGCGATGGACAAGGCGTGGCGCGAGGGCGCGTCTGTCGAAGACATGATCGCGATGAACCCCGGCGTTGACCGGGAGGCACTCGCAGAGGCGGAAAGGTACCGCAATCTACCAGATCCGGTGTACGCCAAGTTTGCGCCTTACGAAAGCGAGCGCCCCGCGTCGCTCATCGGCGCGGCAGCAGACAACGAAATACTCGGCCCAGCAATCGCGGCCATCACCAGCGCCACCCCCGGCGGCTCTATCGAGCAAATCGCGCGCCTGACTGGCGGCGATCCTGAAAAGACCGCATTCGCGTTGGATTACCTCAAGGGTAAGTATCCTGTCTCAGCCTCCGCCGGTGAGTTCGGTGGTGAGTTTGGCCGGAGTGTTCTGGGCGCTAAGGCGCTGACGTCTTTGGGCATGTCCGCACTTCCGGCGACTTTCGCAGCGGAGACGGGTCTGAGCGCACTGGAAGGCGGCTTAGAAGCGCGCCCCGGTGAAACGCTGGCGGGAACGCTTATCGGCGCGGGACGAGGTGCCTTCATGGGTGCGTTGCCGTTCGGATTTTCGCGGGTATTTAGCCCAAAGACGTCTGAAGCCGTGCTGGACATGCGCGACCGTGGCGTCCCCATGTCCGTTGGACAAACTCTCGGCGTCCCCGACATGGAAGCCAATATCGCCAAGCTGTTGCCTGTTGGTGGTGACGTAACACTCGCCGCGCAGCGGCGCGCGTTCGCTGACCTCCCCCGTGCGTATTTGGACGAGGCGGGAAGCTACATAAAAGCACCCGCGCTGGACAAGACAATCAAACCAACCGAGCGCTTCGGTCAGACGCAAAAGGCCTTCAACGAGGCTTACGAAAACGCGAAGTCCAACCTATTCGTCGCACGTGACGAGCCGTTTGATACCGCCGTTGCGGAGTTCCGCGCAAGGCTGACAAATGGTGTAGACTTCGACCCTGCCAACGCTAAACGTTTGCAGAAGCTGCTTGATGATGTTGTGGTTCGCCGCATTAGCGGGAAACCTTCGGGCGACACATACAAGAGCTTGGACAGCCTACTGGGCAAGCGTCGTGCGGCCTTCGGTAAAGCACAGAACGACGAATTAGTTGCAGGCGTAGACGAGATGCAACGCATCATTCGGGACAATGCCGTGCGCCATTCAGATCCTGCCGCCGTCAAGGCTTTGGACGATGTGGACGAGGGGTATTCGTACTTGATACGCGGCGAGGAGGCCGCCAAATCCGCAGGAACGCCTGCGGGTGAGTTTTCCCCGTCGCAGTTGCTTAAAGCCGTCCAGAAGGGCGACATCTCTGCACGCGGTCGCGCGTTTGCGCGTGGCGAGGCGCGTGGGCAAGAGTTCGCCGAACGTGGTGTTGAAGCCCTCGGCAAAGGCGCGACAGACGTTGCCCCTCTCGAACGGGGCGTCGGGCTGTTCGCCGGACCTACTATACTGTCGCCGGTTAACGCAGCACTCGGCATAGCCAACGCGCCGGGCGTTCGCCCTACGCTTAACACCCTTATCGCTGGTAGGCGGCCAGAGTTACTGAAAGGCACCGGAGACTTAATCGCCGAGTATCCCGCGCTGTTTTCCGGCGCGATAGGCGGCGCGGATGAAGTCTCACTTATGCTTGAGAATATGCCAACCGACGTTGGGGCACTACTCGAACGGTACGGCTACGCGCCCCAGACCGCCGAGCAGGGTGTACCAATAGTTGGCCCAGAGCTGACCGACATGCAGCGTAAATACGCCGAGCAAGTCGCGGCGCGGCAAGCGCCTGTCGCCGCGCAAGAAGAACCAGCCGTAGAGACAGCACCGGCTGCCGATGAAGGCCTGCTAAAAATCGGCGATGTAACGGCGAAGTATGACCCCGAAACAAATACGTACGTCGATCTGGCGACAAACCGGCGTGTCAAAGAACTTGCCGATTTCCTGAAGCCGGAAGAGACGTACGCTGGCGATCCAGTGCGTGGTTTTGCTATGGGCGGAATGGCGCATAGCTTAGGGGCGGAAACGCCCCAGATCACGGTACCTTTGAGCGTCGGTGCGCCAGCGCAAGAGGTCGTCGTTCCGGTGGGCATGTACCATGGCGGTCGCGTTCAACCGTTCAAGAATGGTGGCAAGGCGCGCATCGCCGATATGGCACGACACTACGGCGCACGCCGCTAAGAGGAGTTTGTAATGGCTGGTGACGGGTTTGAGCTTGAGGTATACGACGACGAGTTGGGCCGGTACGTGCGCGTGCCAGCCCCCTCGGCGAAGCCCCTTGCGGTGCGCAAGAAGAAGACCACTCGGGCAAAGGAGCCTTCCGCTGGCGACTACCTGAACACCCTCGGGGACGTGCTTTTCGTAAACCCACGCAACTCGGCGGCGGCTACGCTCGGCGGTGCTGCGTACGATTATGCGGTGAAGTCCACACCTCGGAGCGTTGTGCGCGACATCACTGAAAGCGCGGAAGACGCGGGGGACTGGCTGCGCAAAGAGGGCAAGCTCATCCGCGCCGCGCCTGTTACGGAAAGTCTGCGGCTGCTCAAGGCTGGGTTCATCGACCCGCTGGCCGATCCGTACCGCGTCTTTAAGCAGGCGGCGACTGAACGGGCGCGCGGCAATGAAAGCGGCGGCAAGAAACTCGCCGCGATGGTTCCTCTCGCGGTGGCCGGTGTGCTTCCCCAATTTGGCGGCGCAAGTAAAGCCGCGACGAAGGCGGGCGTAGAGGTCGCTGAAACGGCGGCAACGAAGGCTGCGACGAAGGCGGCAAAGAAGACGGCGACGAAAGGCGCTGAGAAGAAAGTCGCGGCGAAAGCGCCTGAAATGGCGGTCACGCCGAAGGTGAAAAAGAAAGGCCCAGACGTTGTGCAGGGCAAGACGCGCAATATCAGCAAGGCCAAGGCCGAAGGTCAGAAAATCCCCGGTGCGCCGCTCGGCGTCAACACCCCAGCCGACGAGGCGCTCCGCCGTAAAGAGTACGCGAACACGATGGAACTCGGCCGTGCGGGCGCAAGCTGGTACGACGACAGCGGAAAGGCAATCCTCGAAAACGTTGGGGACGATCCGACTAAGGCGCGTCGCGCGTCCGAAGTGTTCTCGATCACGTCCTCCGGCACGGGCGTTAAGCCGAACACCGGCTTCACCGTCAAGGGCATGAACCAAGCCTCCTACGGCGACCCCGTCGTGACCGGCCGCTTCCCCACCGAGATGGGTGGTCGGATCGAGGATCTGTACCTCGGCGACACCGCCGTCACCGGCAAGAAGCGCACGCCCTTCGCGGACCAGCTCGCAATCGGTGGTGGCTTCTACGACCCGAGCCTGACCGGCCAAGGCCACCGAGGTGTTCACGACATCTGGGACGGAAGGGCTTGGGGGTACACCGACGCGGAGGGTCGGCCTATTCGCAGCACCTTCCAAGACGCGGAGCATGACTGGATGGACCGCCAGATGAACACGGTCCTTAAAAACTACGTGAACGATCCCGACATCCAAGGCCTTCCGGGCCGTGGTCAGGCCGCGACGTGGACGGGCGCTAAAATCCGTGCGGGTGAAATCACCCCAGAAGAGGCGGCGTACAGCTACGCCGACGCCCTCCCGCGCATGTACGCACAGGGCAGCCGCGAGGCGGTTCCCGGCTCGAACACAGGACATATGCAAGGTCTGTTGGACGCACCTTTTGAACAACGCAAGGAGTACACCGACCAGTTTATGCCCATCTTCTTTGACGAGGCAGGGCGCGACCGTATCGCGTTGAACAACGACATGCTCGTTGGACAGGGTTTCGAGGGGCCGGGCATTTACGAGGGCGTGAACCCCGGACGACAGGCCCAGTACGCCGTTGGCACGGAGCGCGTCCCTGTACCAAACATCAAGGGCATGGACCCGCGCATAGACGACGCTTCGCGCAACCTGATGCTCAACAACGAGGCCATCTTTGGGCTACTCGGTGCCCAGAAGGGCATCGCCGGAAACCGTTTCTTTACTGGCGTCCCAAAGAGCCGTTCGAACGCTTTTGAGATAGACGTCGGCGGTCGCCCAATCTCGTACGACGAGGGCAATGCGACACTTAGCGCGCTGTCGCGGGCTGGCTATGACCCGGACAGTTTTGCCATCGTCCCGTCGCCTCGCGGCGTGCGCGCAATGGACCTCGGCGTCTACGAAGACGATCTGATACGCATGCAGGCCGAAGACCCAGAAATGTACAAGCAGGTCATCAAAGACCGCATGGAACGTCTGAACCGTTTTTCCGGTGAGTTAGGCAATGAACTCGGCGGGACCAGCACGCCGGGCTTTATGGACAGCATTTACGCCGAGAACGCATTTGACACGCCAGAGGGCATGTTCGGACAACAGTACTTGCCTTACATTTTCCCTGATGACCGTCCGCAGTTTGTTGAGCGCTTCAACGCCATCGCCCCCAGCATGGCCGAGAAGTTGCGCGAACTCGACAAACGGACGGCCAAAGATTACGGCTTTGACATCTCCAGCAACATCGACGACATGCGCGCCGCGATTGCCGCCGAGGGTGAGGCTGGCCTGCGCGAGCTTATCCGCAGGCGCGGTCTTGGCAAGGCCAAGGGCGGTGCGGTTGAGCGCGACATGGTCAACGCTGCGGGTGATCTTGGCCTTCTTTCTGCGAAGTATGCTTAATGTCCGCCGCAGCCGTTCGCTTGTATTTCGCCTTGTCGTAATAGCCTCGGCTTATGTTGGCGTAATACCGGCGGTGTTCCTCGGATAAGGACTGTAGGAACTCTTCGTAAGTTTTGCGTTTCATATTCTTGGTCTTTCAATAATTCGGTTACCGGAGAGGGCGGTCTTCCCCGCGCTCAACGTCCGTCTCCTTTGGCTTCGGCCAGCAACGCGGCATAGGCGATGTTGTCCTCGGCGCTGTCGGCGTGGTACTCGCTGCGCGTAAACAGGCGCACCAGCTTGACTTGCTGCATGAACATCCACCCCTCGCTCTCGGTCAGGTCGCGGCCGGTGATGGCGTTGAAGGCCGTCACAATCTTGCCCATCGACCGCTCACCCTCTGGCTCGTCATAGGTCGCGGATCGGTCGTGCATGTGCGCCGCAGCGCGGCCCAACAGCTCGGCGGCCTTTGGCTCAGGCATCTTCTCCGGTTTATGCAAATCGAAGCATTCCATCGCCCTCGACAGCGTGTCGTGCTCGACGTTGCAGACGCCGCATATAAAGCTCTTGTCGGTCATTTTCTTTTCCTTCGTTTCATTGCTTCTAACAGCACCTCTTGAATGCTGCGCTTGCTTGACAGGCGCTCCATGACGACCTCGTCCACGGTGTCGCGCGCCAGTATCGGGTATATAAGCACCGGGCGGTCGTGCCCCGCCTGCTTTTGACGCATGGGGCCGATGCGCTCGATGATCTGCATGTGCTCCTCGAGGTTCCAGTTAACGCCGAAGAACGCCAATATGTTCCCGCCGTCCGCAAGGTTCAGCCCGTGTCCCGCCGACGCAGGGTGAGCGAATAGTATCGGCACCCGCCCGGCGTTCCAGTCCCTGATAGTATCAGGGTTAGCGTCCAGCACCCTGCCTTGACGGAAACGCATCTGTAGGCGCTGAAGGTCGTGCTTGAAGTTATAGGCCACCAGCACGGGCGCGCCGTTAGCCTCCTCGATAATGCTTTCCAGCGCGTCCAGCTTGGCATTATGGATGTCCTCCCACTTCCCTTCCTCGCCTACGTACATCGCGCCGTTGGCAATCTGCAACAGCTTCTGCGTCCGCACGGCGGCGTTGGCCGCCTCGACCTCGTTCTCTGCGAGCTGTGCGAACATCTCCGTCTCCATCGACACGTACAGCTTGCGCACCGACGGGATGAAGTCGCAGTAGACTGGCACCACGTTCGGCTCCTCGACGGACAGCGCACGGACGGTCAGGCAGACGTCGCGCAGCTTCTCCTCGACCTCATGCTGGGTGTGCTCGTACGGCACGAGGCTGTAGCCGTCGTACCCCTTGCGGAACCACCGCTGCTCGAAGGCGCTGAACGTGCGGCCCAGACGCTCGCCCTTGTCGATGAACCATATCTGCCCCCACAAATCCTTTATGCCGTTGGGCGCAGGCGTCCCTGTGAGGCCGATAAAGCGGCTCCCCTCTCCGTGGACCACCTGACCCAACAATCGTGCCCTAGAGCCTCCCTGACGCAGCCTGTAGGACTTCAGGCGGGTGAACTCGTCCGCGACCACCGTCTTGAACGGCCACGCGTCGCCCAGCTCTTTGCGCAGCCAGCCGATGTTGTCGTAATTCATAGTGTAAATGTCGGCGTCCTTGGCCACCGCACGCTCGCGCTGCTTCTGCGTGCCGGTGATGACGCTGACGGTCAGGTGCGACAGGTGGTCCCACTTCTGAACCTCCTCGGGCCACGTTGACTTCGCGACGCGTAAGGGGGCCAGCACGAGCACGGGGTAGATGTCGTCCACGAGGGACATGTTGTCCAGCGCCGTGAGTGTGGTGACGGTCTTGCCGCCACCCATCGGCATCCACAGCGCACAGCGCGGCACGTCGTACAGGAAGTGCATGGCGTCCTGCTGATAGTCGTGTGGTACGAAGGTACGTGTCATTCTAACATCTGCAATAGTGCCAAACTTTGGCATTGTTCGTATGTGAGCTTCGGCGCGCGTTGCCAGATGGCTTCGGCGCGGGTCTCGACCTCGTCGGCTATGGCGTAAGCCATTGCTTTGAGTTCTGCTTCGGTGCGTTTCTCTGTCATGTTAATTCTCCGTTGTTGGTAAGCCTTATTGGCACATCAACTAACTGGTTGCAACCCCCTTTCGCACTTTTTCCACAATTTCGTCGATTTCTTCGATGGTGCGCGCCGTGAACACCGGAATGCCTGCGTCCTGCATGCGCCTGACCTCACGCTCCTGTAGCTTGCTGTAGCGGTCTTTGTCGGCCTTAATCTCGACAAAGGCGATGCAGGGCCACGCCCACCAGATAAAGCAGTCAGGGCAGCCCCTGCGGCCTTCCCAGCGCACCTTGCGGTACTGGCCGCCGCTCTGCTGCACGACGCGCTTGAGATGCGCCTGTAGCTTGCCTGCGGGCGTCATGCCTCAGTCCTCACATGTTTGTATACGGTATAGTAACCCTCCGTACGCGACGGTGGACGGCACCAGCACTCGCTAGAAGGCACGTGGCTCTCGTCCGGCAATTCGTGCCCGACCATCATCGGCCCCTTTAGGCGGCCTTGGGCGTCTGTGCAGCTCTGATCCAGTACAACACGTCGCATGCCTCAGTCCTTCTTGTAGCGGTAAGTTTCGAACCCAGCCGCAGCCAGCGGCAGGCCGACGGCCCACGACGGGTTGGTGGCCATGATCGACGCGAGGTGCGCCACGCTGTAGTCGTCCGTGTCCGGCACTTCGGTGATCAGCTCGTCGTGCACGCGGATGCAGACTTCGTAGCCGTGCTCCTCCGCGCCGACCATGCCGGTCATGAAGACGTCGCGGGCAACGGCCTGAACGATGTTCTCCACCAGCTTGCCGCCGTAGGTCTCAACGCGCTCCCACTTGCGTGTGTACTGGTTCATGCCCTCGAACGTGAGGCGCGCATCCTCGATCTTTGCGTTGCGGTACGACAGGTAGCGCCCGCTCGGCAGCTTGATGCGCAGCCAGCCGTCCTTCATGTCGAAGTGGAGCAGGCCGCGCACGTCGAAGCTCTCGCCCTTACCGCGCACTGCTGCGCGCGCCGCGCCCTCGACGTCGTACCAGAGGCTCTTCGTCGCGGAGTGCGCCGTGCGCCACGCGGTCACCAGCGGCTTGATTTCCTCGTCCGTCATGGCCGCGACCGCAGGGCCGCCCATCGTGCGGAAGGCACCGACGCCGCCCTGATAGCCGCACGCCAGCTCCATCGTCTTGCCGTACTGGCGCATGGACCCGTCGCCGTTCTTCTTGTTGTCGACCACCACTTCGGGGTCGACGTTGAAGCCCTTGGCGTAGGCGACCACGTACAGGTCGTGCCCGATACCCCGGTCGAAGTCGTAGAAGGCCTTGACCTTCCAGTCCTCACCGGCCAGCCACGCAAGCACGCGGCCCTCGATGTTGGACAAGTCGGCGATGACCAGCTTGCGGCCCGCAGGGGCCACCAGACAGCCGCGCACGGCGGAGGAGCACAGGTCGGTCACGTTGTCGAACAGCAGGTCTTCGCAGTCCAGCTTCATCGCCGC